CCCCATAGTTACACCGTGTGGTATCGGAGCCTGCCGGTGCCCTGATAACTCAGATCGCTTTCTACAATGGACTCGATTGTAACATTTGGAGAGACTCCGATCAGTTCACCGACTCCTCGCAAAATGTTATAGCTGCCAGTTGTATTGTCCATGTAGAATTCACACATGATGTTAGTGCCGAGCTTAGCGATCTCTTCCCCTGAGTCCCTGCCGCCAGATAGCGCCGTGTCCGTCTTGGTGGCTACCACATCAGTACCCGCGCCCGTGTAGGATGCCAAAACCAGTAGTTTTGCCTCAGCATCCAGGTTGACGGCTGAAACTACCTCTGCTTCTGTGGATACCGGGGTACCGGATTCGGTCTCTAGGGACACCGTGATTGTGGTTCCGGCTACTGTCACATCCAGCGCCTGATCTCCATCTCCCGGATCGGATATCACAATATGGATAGCATTCCCGGCTGAGCCTGTATATGGAGCTATGGCAGTAAACGTGATGTTACCATGTGTCAGCGATGCATTGCCAAAGAACCAATGAGACGACACCGACCCTGCCCACCCTTTAAGGGTAGCCATATATTCTCGCCAGCTTGCGGGTGTATTCAGCACCTGGCTGAATGTCGTTACCTCTTGGACATCCGCCTTTGGATCGACCTTCCAGCCATAACCACCGCCAAGAGACTCGATGGGTTTGTAATAAAAGTCCACTGTCACTGTTCCAGATGGAGTAGTTGGCAAAGTCACATAGCCGCCTGAATGATCAACCGTGCATCCGGTTACGGTCGTTACGCCGTCCTTAACAGTCACTGCATAGGCCGGGTCCCATAGCCGATGGGTCCGATCTGTAACATAATACTCAAGTGTAGCTCCTACCTGAGTCATCCCTCCGCCAGACACGGACACAGAAGACCCATAAGACCTGAAAAAGGCGGCATATTTGCCGCTCAAGGCTGTCATTTAGACCGCCTCAAGTATAGGCAATTGCCCCGGTCCCCTGGAATGAGACAGATACACCCGAACCTTCTACCCCGTCGATGGAACACTCGACCGGGAAGCCGGTGATGATTATGTTTCCTGTCAGTTCATGGCTAGAATCGAGATCAAAAACTGCCTCATAAGCGATATCTCCGAGCTTGTCGTAGAGCATCTTTTGGCCGTTCGTATCGGTCATGTCGACGTATGCCAGGTCAATTGAGCCTGTCCATCCCTTCAGAGTTGACAGGAATGTTCTCCAAGCCAGGGAATTGTCACTTGCCATTTCAGTCGTTTCGGCAGTGTCTGCCTTGATGTCGATCTTCCAAGCCTTGACACCAACCACGTTCACATGAGAGCCGCTGCCCTTAAAGGTCACCGCTCCGCCCTTGCCTGCTAATGCTGTCATTTGTAATTTACCTCCAGAATAGATCTATCCAAGCATTTCCTGAGTCTGGCCAGACAATCACTATCAGGAAATGGTTATCAGAATATGATAACTATTATCAAAAATATGATTATTGTTCTATGTGCGTTTTGACATAAGAAGAAAGTTTGGAAGCTTTGGCCTGGACATTATCGGATATGAAGCCAGCTTTTCCGGTTGGGTGTGCTCGCGACCTATCAAGCTCCTGCTTCAGGATGTAGGCCTTGGCCTGACCACCACCGCCCACGTAAATACATTTTTTCCCGTTGTCGCGCTCATAACCCAACGACCCGGCCATTGTGCCAGTTAGCTTCGGAGCATCACGATAAGCCTGAGGATGCCATTCGACTTTGGCCCATTCTTCCAGCCCGTCCAATCCTTTCTTCTCGACGTTTTTGAGGAAATTTGAATGATCCCATTTAATTTCAGCCATGCCGTCTCACCAAGACTGTCCCACAGTGATCCGAAGGATGGATAGGCGGCCCCATTGAGCCATTCGGAAACCTGCCGCCAATTTCGGCTCTTGTGCCATTAGCCGACCGGCATCGGTCACAGATATTCTTTAAGCCGCTTGCTACCCATTCAAGTTCGTACTCATCTTTCGATATGATGCCCCGCTTGACTGCATCCAGATTGGTCTGCCTGATCCCCTCGTTACTGGCTGTCATGCCTTCGGTTACGGCTATCATATTGGCACGATAGCGGAGGAGCCTCTCGCGGTATTTGGCCGCCAGCCTTTGAGCCGTGGCCTCATCCGTCCCGGCTTTAATCAGACCATCCTTATAATTTCCGACTGCTATAACATGGTTCGGCAGGAGTCCGATGTATTCTTTGATCATCGCCCGCTGTTGCTGGATCGTTAAGCCTTCTTGGAATGCCCGAAGCTTGATCTGCCGGATGGCCGCCTTGTTAGCAGAATTGATGTATTTGACTTCCTTGGCTGAAAATTTCTTGATCCAGGCTTCGGCTTCCTTTGATCGTAGATCAAACTTGACACCCGCCCCTATGAGCTTTCCGATGTCGGTTAGTTGGGCTTTCCCGGCCGCATAAAAGGCCAAAGTGATTTGGGGCTCTGGGTCAAAGGGCTTAATGGCTAGCGTCCGGCTCTTCTGCTCGGACCCAGCCCACGCGATATAGGCAGCCGCAATCCTTTTGGCCCATTGCAAGCCGATCTTTTCAGCCAGAAGCATATTCAAGCCCTAATCTTGATCATCGAAAAGTCAACGGACATCCTAAAGCAAGGCCCCAAGTTCATCTCCAAGTCTGCATTGCTGGTGAGATCATCCGGGCAGGAGCGGTTAGTGTCGCATCGCAGGTATCCGGCAGGCAGGTTATCATCGAGCCATACCCGGATAGCTTCAGCCAAGACAAATGCATCATATGGATTCGTGTACCTAACCTGGATTTGGACGCCCGGATAATCGATGTAGTCTATCCCGCCGTCGCTGGCGGTGCACATGGTAGGCTTATTCCCGATGTTCCCGCCAACACCACCGCCCGTCGGAAAGATTGCGATGCAGTTGGCTACATCTGAAGGAAACTGCATGGTATAGATAGGCAGGATTTGGCCCGGCATGTCTGCTAGATGGTTCGCCACAACCTCCATCAGAGAAAGAGCCATGAATCAAACTCCTGCTATCGCTTTTATCGCCGCCAGAGCCTCGATTCGGACCTGACCATGATCGAATAGGTCAATCGGAAACATGAAAATAGGATTACCCCGGCTGTAGTACCGGACCATCGGAGTACTCATGATGGCAGCCATCGAGGATGCCCCTCCTTCACATCGGATGTAAACGAGCTTGAGGATGGCGGAAGACTCGATTTCTGCTAGCTCCTCGCGGCATAGCGTCTTGATGTTAATCTCGCGAAATGTGATGTCGTTTTTCGCCAGGACGACCTCTAGTTGCTGGCAGCTCGAACACGCAGTAGACGAGATAATTTCGATCACACTTTACCCCCGAGGTCAAGATATCGGCCAAACGAGACTAACAAAAATGTAGCTAAAGTTATGCCGCCTATCAGATACCATCGCCAGTTCTCTAGCTGCTTGATCCTTACGTCCTGCCCATCGATCCGCTCGCATAGGACTTCATTGTTCTTTAGCAGAAGTTGTACATCCTTATGGACATCAAGCAATAGCTCGCGGTCAGTCTTTGGCACATCTGCCCGAATATTAGTATCCATTCAACCTCTGCAAAACATTTTTATACGTAGATCCACAATAGATCTATTCTGGCGGGGCTGTCCAAACCGTGACTTTGGCATGATCCCGCCACCTTAAGCTTTCTTCCCGGTGAACACGCCTACCAGGTTGGCCGCTATCGTTGCCAGGATCGCGATGTATGCCGGATCGACCTTCAGGATAATCGCAATAATCACCCCGGCCAAAGCCAGAAGCGCAAGAGAATATAGACGGAACCCCTTGGTCTTGAATTCGCCAATACACATCTCGCCTTCGGCAAGGCTCGCTGTCATATCGTCATCTGCCATTTTATATTACCTCTCTGATCCAACCAGATGCAAGCCATATCGTTACTAAGAGCCCGTCTAGCTCATGCCGTTCTCCGACTTTCATAAGCCGCAAACCATTTTGTTTGTTGAAATAGGAGAACTCTTGCAAGATCTCATACATGAGTACCGCCTAGTGGTCTGAATTTGGCGGAACCTGTAGTAACGCCGCCACCTTTCGTGTACCAATGCCATCGCATTCGAGCCAGGACCGACAAACCGTCGGTATTGTATCGAGAATTCCATTCCCCAAGAGTCGTCCAGCCGCTGCCGTTCGGCTCTTTCAGCAAGAATCCTTTCCCATTGTAAATCTCTTGGACTTTGGCGACTGCTTTCATATTCAGCACTAGCCCTAGAACATCTTCTGGCGGTTTTTCGGGATAAGTCCATTTAACTTGTTTGAATCCGTCATCAGAATCGTTATCAAGGACTATAGCCGCTTTAATGAACTTGAGGAAGTTAACCGGCGTTGCTATTCTAACTTCAGAAGGCATCTCGGCTTCCGGGCCCGGAAAGAAACAAATGCCGTCCTCAAACATATCTTCCGTTACAATTGGCCTGTCACCCTCGTTTATGGGCCGGTCGTTGTCATCGACTTCTATAGTCTCTGTGGTCTCATATTCTTTAGGCATCTACCCACCCCTTCTATTTTCAAATCAAGTCATCTCCTGATAGGCGAACCATGACCCTGGCCATCCTACTGCTATCTCTTGTGATACGTAAGCCTGCCAGCCAAACGGCTCAGAAAAGACTGTAGTATCCTGGCGCGTCATCGCGGGCGTACCGATCTGTTCCATCTCAGGAGGCTCGTATATCTGGTCTATGATGATTTCCGAGCGTTCCAGGGCGGTCATGATTTTGATATCTTTTTTCAG